GCTAAGGATGTATTGTTAAAGATACAGGATGCAACAGGTGCTAATCCATTTGTAACTAATCCTGATGAACTCCCTGAGACTGATGAGGAGCTATCATTATACATGCAGCTTAATTATAAGCCAGCAATTGAGATAGCAGAGGAGGAGGCGATTAATACCATATTTGATGAAAACCACTACCAAGATACACGAAAGCGTATAGATTATGACTTAGCTGTAATTGGTATAGGTGTTGCAAAGCATGAATTTCTGCCTGGTGCAGGTGTACAGGTTTCTTATGTAGACCCTGCCAACGTGGTTTACAGCTATACTGAAGATCCATATTTTCAGGATTGTTTCTATTGGGGAGAGATTAAGACTCTTCCAATGACTGAGCTTTTAAAGATTGACCCAACTCTTACAAATGAACAGTTGGATGAGATATCTAAATATTCCCAAAGTTGGTATGACTACTACAATGTAGCTAGATTCTATGAGAACAGTCTATTTTCTAGAGACACCTGTACCTTACTTTATTTTAACTATAAGACTACCAAGAAGATAGTATATAAGAAGAAGATACTTGAAGGAGGTGGGTCTAGAGTTATAGAGAAGAATGATCAGTTTAATCCTCCTGTAGAGATGATGGAGGAAGGTCGTTTTGAGAAGATTGAGAAGACCATTGACGTATGGTATGATGGTGTAATGGTAATGGGTACTAACATTATGTTGAAGTGGGAGCTTTCCCAGAACATGGTTAGACCAAAGTCTACATCTCAACATGCGTTGCCAAATTATGTTGCAGTAGCACCTAGAATGTATAAGGGAGTAATTGAGTCGTTGGTAAGAAGGATGGTTCCTTTTGCTGATTTGATTCAGCTTACTCACTTAAAGTTACAGCAAGTAATTGCACGTACAGTACCTGATGGTGTATTCATTGATGCAGATGGATTGAATGAAGTTGACTTGGGAACAGGTGCAGCATACAATCCTGAGGATGCATTGAGACTATACTTCCAGACAGGTAGTGTTATTGGTCGTAGCTATACTCAAGATGGTGAGTTTAATAATGCTAGAGTTCCTATTCAGCAGCTCACATCAAATTCAGGGGCATCTAAGACACAGATGCTCATAGCTAATTATAACCATTACCTAGATATGATTAGGTCAGTTACTGGTCTTAATGAAGCTAGGGATGGTTCTAATCCAGATCCAAATGCTTTGGTAGGGGTTCAGAAGCTTGCTGCTTTAAATTCCAATACAGCCACACGTCATATACTTGAAGGTGGATTATTTGTGTACAGATCACTAGCTGAGGCCCTTACCTACCGTGTTGCAGACATATTGCAGTACGCTGACTTCAAGGATGACTTTGCAAATAAGATTGGTAAGTACAATGTATCCATACTAGATGATATTAAAGATTTATATATTTATGACTTTGGTATCTTCATTGAGGTATCTCCTGATGAGGAGCAGAAGGCTCAACTAGAACAGAACATTCAGATTGCTTTGTCTAAGGGAGATATTAATCTTGAGGATGCAATTGACATCAGAGAGATAAAGAACCTTAAACTTGCAAACCAGCTACTAAAACTTAAGAGAGTTAAGAAGCAGGATCGTGAAGAGAAGATGGCAATGCAGAACCAAGCCATGATGGCTCAACAACAGTTACAATCTCAGCAGATGGCAGCTCAGGCGGCTATGCAACAGATACAGCTAGAGACTCAGGCAAAGATGCAGATGAAACAAGCTGAGGTAGCATTTGAGATAGAGAAGCTTAGAGAAGAAGCTAATCTAAAGAGGATGTTGATGGGTGAGGAGTTTAGATACCAAATGCAATTAGGTGGTATTAAGGAGAGTGCTTTAGCTAGTAGGGATATGATGAAGGAGAAGGAGAAGGCAAAAAGAATAAGCCAACAGAATACTGAGCAGTCAAAGTTGATAAATCAGAGAAAGAATAACTTGCCTCCATTAAATTTTGAATCTAATGAGGATACACTAGATGGATTCGATTTAGCAGAGTTTGAACCTAGGTAATAAAAAATAATTAAATTTGTCAAAATAAAATTAAATAAAATGGAAATTAAAGTAAGAGCCTTAGATGGCATAGAAGAAAAAAGTGTTCAGCAAGTAGAAGAGGAATTGCTTAAGAAGCATGAAGAGGAGCTGAACAATGGAGTAACTGACGAAGTAAAAATTGATACTTCTCACCTTGAACCTCAGGTACCTGAAGTACAAGAAGAAGAGGAATTATCAGAAGAAAAAGTTCTTTCATATATTGGTAAAAGATACAATAAGCAGATCAATTCATTTGATGAGTTGATGGACCAGAGACAGAGCAATGAACAGTTGCCTGAGGATGTTGCTGCTTATTTGCAATTTAAGAAGGATACAGGACGTGGGTTTGATGACTTTATTAAAGTTAATAAAGACTACAGCTCTATGGACCCTGATAAACTTCTTAGAGAATATCTTGCAAGTACACAAGATGGTCTTGATGATGAAGATATTAATGTTCTCATGGAGGAGTACACCTACGATGAGGATATGGATGAAGAGTCAAGAATTAAGAAAGTAAAGATTGCAAGAAAGAAAGCTATTGCAGAAGCTAAGAACTACTTTAATTCTCAGAAAGAGAAATACAAGCTCCCTCTTGAGTCAAGGGATATGGGCTTATCTCAGGAAGAGAAAGAAGAGTTTGAGGCTTATCGTCAATATACAAAGCAGGCGAAGACTATACAGGAAGAGACAGATCGGAAGCGTAAATGGTTCGACCAAAAAACAGATGAAGTCTTTAGTAAAGATTTCAAAGGATTTGAGTTCGACATTAATGATAAGAAGATTTCGTTTAGTCCTTCATCGGCTGATGAATTAAAAAAGATACAGTCAACACCAATGAATTTTATTAATAAGTTCTTGGATGACAGTGGATTAATTAAGGATGCAGCAGGATACCATAGGTCATTAGCCATAGCAATGAATCCTGAAAAGTTTGCCAGGTTCTTTTATGAGCAGGGGCAAGCGGATGCAACTGATGATGTTTTACGCAAGACTAAAAATATAAACATGACTGAGCGTAGGGCACCAGAGGTAGTAACTAAAGGAGGATTTCAGGTGAAGGCGGTTGCACCAGATTCTGGAAAGGGTCTAAAAATCCGCAGTATTAAAAAAATCTAACAACTAAACTAAAGAAAAAAAATGGCAGTATTACCAAGCCCAGGGTATCAGCTCCAGCCAAGTGCAGAGCAAGTCCCTTTATCGACTAACTATATTACCAACTTCAACTTCTTGAACCAGTATCTTCCTGATACTTACGAGAAAGAATTTGAGCGTTATGGTAATCGTACCGTAGCATCTTTCCTTCGTATGGTAGGTGCTGAAATGCCTTCTAACTCTGACATGATTAAGTGGGCAGAGCAAGGTCGTTTGCATACTAAGTATGTAGACTGTATCTCTTCTGGTGTTGCAGGCGATGATGATGCAACTATTACTGTTAACGATGCTAACGTATCTGGAATTGCTGTTCGTCCTGGACAGACTGTATTCATTTCTGACAATGCTACAGGTCTTTCTAACAAGGGTCTAGTTACATCTGTTAACGTAACCAATGGAACGTTTGACGTAGTTTACTACGAAGGTGGTGGACAAACTTTCGGTGACACTGAGATTTTGTCTGTATGGATTTATGGATCTGAATTTAAGAAGGGTACTGTTGGAATGGTTGGTTCTTTGGAAGCAGAAGATGAGATCTTCTCTAACTCTCCAATCATCATCAAAGACAAGTACGCTGTAAGTGGTTCTGACATGGCTCAGATTGGATGGGTAGAAGTAACTACTGAGAATGGTGCAACTGGATACCTTTGGTATTTGAAGTCTGAGCACGAGACTCGTCTTCGTTTCGAAGATTATCTTGAGACTGCAATGATTGAAGCTGTTCCTGCTGAGACTGGATCAGGTGTTGCTAACTCTGCATTGAACCCTAACTTTGGCAACAAAGGTTCTGAGGGGATCTTCTACGTTGTAAACGATAGAGGTAACGTATGGGGTGGTGGTAACCCAACCAACCTTTCTGACTTCGATGCTATTATCTCTCGTCTTGATAAGCAGGGATCTATCGAAGAGAACGTATTGTTTGTGAACAGAGCTTTCAGCTTTGACATTGACGATATGTTGGCAGAGCAGAACAGCTACGGAGCTGGAGGTACTTCTTATGGTCTATTTGACAATGATAAGGACATGGCCTTGAATCTTGGTTTCACTGGATTCAGAAGAGGTTATGACTTCTACAAGTCTGACTGGAAGTATTTGAATGATCCTACCATGCGTGGTGGATTGCCTACTGGAGCTCAAGCTTCTGGCACTGTAACTGGTTTGTTAGTTCCTGCTGGATCTACTACAGTATATGACCAGATCCTTGGTAAGAACGCTAAGAGACCATTCTTGCACGTTCGTTACAGAGCTTCTGAGACTGAAGATCGTAGATACAAGACTTGGATCACTGGTTCTGCTGGTGGTGCACAGACTAGCGATCTTGATGCAATGGAGGTTAACTTCCTTTCTGAGCGTTGTGTTTGTACCTTGGGTGCTAACAACTTCGTATTGTTCAGATACGGATCTTAATTCTAAATTATGGAGGGGCCAATTGGCTCCTCCTTTAACCTTTAAAACAAACAAGACAATGGCAAAGAAACAAATGGATCCAGGACCTAAAAAAAAGATAGGAGCATTCAAACAAGAATATCGTGTTGATAAATCAACAGGAAAGAAAGCACAAGTTATGCCTACTAGTATTCAAAAATCCAAAGGGCCATCTGTAGGTAGTGGTAGTCCTTTTGCAGGAGCATCTAAACCTAGAGGAAGTGCATATAGTGAAGTAGCTCAAAAAAGAATGGCAGCTGAGTCTGAAAGATTCGGTAAGTATGGGGTTCCAACAAAAACTAGAGTTCTTCCCGAATTGATGAGTGGTAAAGTTACAGTAAAGGCTTCTGTAAAAAAGCCTATGATTAAGAAGAAGAAGTAATAATTAACTGAGGGGGTCGCTGTGACTCCCTCTATTTTAAATTTAATCAAATGAAAAAGACATCAACAAATTCCGACAAAGTTTATAAGTTAAAAGGAGAGTCTGCTCCTTTATCTTTCACACTACCATCAAGAAACACAAGAAGATATGCTCTTCTTTATTTTGATGAAGAAAAAAATGTTAACAGACCATTGAGGTATGCTATCAATCAGAAGTCTCCATTCGAAGACGAACAAGATGGCAATGCAATTTTAGAACCAATCATTTTTGAGAATGGGTTCTTAAGAGTTCCAAAGAACAATCCAGTACTACAGCAGTTTCTTCACTACCATCCATTAAATGGTAAATCATTTATTGAGGTAGACCATGAGAAGGATGCCAATAAGGAAGTAGAAAGACTTACTTCTGAAGTGGATGCACTAGTAGAAGCACGTAAACTATCAATAGATCAGCTAGAGACATTGTCAAGAGTTATCTTTGGTAAGGACCCTAATAGATTTACTACTG